AAACCTGTAAGCTGTATATCTATATGTATTACAATATTAAATGCTGAAGAAAGTCTTACTTCTGCTGGTATTCCTGTGAGAGGAACTTCTTGACCAGGAACAGCTGTAACAGTTCCTAATCCAGCTGTCATAGCTTGACCTGTTGGAGTTGCACCAGCACCAGCTTGCCCTGCAGCTGTACCTAAAGATGCAATCATGGCTTCTCCAGTGAAATTTGCATCTGGAGCAGGGTCTACATTACCAAGAGTTGCTTGTGCTACGTTTAAAGTATTAAGAGTTAAATTTGCAGATCCGGTAACTGTTTCATTACCTAAAGCTGCTGTCATTGCAATACCGGTTACAATTGCAGTTGCAAATTGACCTTCAACACCCCACGCATTTACATTCCAACCTTGTCTACCCCAACCTGTTTGGTTAAACGCGTCTATAGTTCCAAGACCCATAGACATTGCAATACCTGTAGCCATTGCATCAGGACCAGCGTCAGCTGTTCCTTCGGCTGCAGTTAATGGTAAACCACTTGGAAATACTTTTGTTTGAATGTCAATGGTTGTAGAACCAAGAGCAGTTGTAATAAGTTGATTATTATTTGTAGATGGACCAGTGGATACATCAATAGATGCTACAACAGTTCCTAGAGTAGCTGTAACAGCATCACCAGGAGCTATAAGATTTCCTGCAATGCCCCATGCAAAATCATTCCAGCCAGCTCTACCCCAACCAAGATTAATTTCACCAACAGTGGTTTCGTCACCTAAGGATGCAGTAAAGGCAATACCCGTAACTGTAAAAGTAGGGTCTGCTAAATCATTCCATTGGTTCTGACCCCAAAAGCCGGCACCCCAAGTTCCTGATCCACTCATAGGAGTTTACCTCCTACGATTAACCAGAGATCCTTAGAATCGCTGCTGTTGATGTATTAGCCGGAAACTGAATTGTGAAAACTCCAGATGTAGCTGTTTTATCTGCTCCAAAATCTAAAACTGCCACCGCTGCATTTGAGAACGATGTGTTATAGATTAAAGCTCCTCTAGCAGTAATAGTAACGTTCGTAAACGATCTGTCTGCGAAGTCCACTCTTGCTACACCAGCTGTTATTGAAGTTGCTAAGTTAACTAATTTTCCTCCACCTGCTGTGTACTGTCCAGAGTTTGGAACTTCATTAGTAGGTGAGCTAGTTAACAAAGAAGTCGTAGCTGAAGTTAGAGTTGCTGAAGAAGTATAAAGAGCTATTTTAAAAATATCACCAGCTGGTGCTGCTGTAAAATCCATATCACCATCTAATAATTGTTTTTTAAAAGAGTTTGCAATTGCTTGTGTTATAGCCATGTTTATTTTCTCCTATTTTCCTATACGAGGAACACCTGATTGATATTCATCTCGTCTTCTTCTTCCCATTTGTTCTATTGAGAAGCCTTCTATTGCTTGTTTATACTTTCCTTCGTATAATTGCAAGAGATCATTTGGCCCTTTTAGAAAACTATATGCCTCAATTAGGCATGCATACAAAAGTCCATTGGGAAATTGCAGACTTAAATATGTACTAGGAACTGTACTCGATAATCCATCCGGTTTCAAGATATAATTTAATTGAATCGTATAGGTCTGATCTGGGGTAGGAGCCACAACCACTGTATCTTGATCCCAATTACTATAATATTTTGGCACCCCTTGAGAATTTAAATTATTAAATTCTGACATAAAGCTTGTATCTCTGTATTGTAAAAACTCTCTATTATCAGGATTAGCCGTTCCGTCAGAATCTACAATCTGAGCAGATCTAAA